TTTCGTTATCTTCAATTGAGAAACCAAATAATCTGGCCATTATGATTAACTAGACTTGCTTGTCTAGTTATTTATCACTCAATAAGAACCTCGTCAGAATTTCCACCGGTAGACTGCAGTGAGTTACCTACGGTGTAGTACTGATACTCGAAGGTTACATCGAATTGCTCGATGGTGTCCGTATCTTCATAGCTCAATGTGATCTCAGACATAGTGGTTGGAACCATGTCATAGAACTTGTAAGTTCTGAGAACAGATGATTGACCACCTTCATTGGTTGTGGAGTTCATCTCAGCACCTCTACCGAGTTGCTGGACATATGCATCACACATATAAGATGAAGGGTTGGTTACACCCGTTGCATCATCCAACTTACTGATGACATTCATCCACTGCTCGAATGCAGTTCTCATGGAGAAGTCCTCATCATTGATGATGGTGATGGTCCATGGATCGAATGTTCTGTCTCCAGCAACTTTCAGACTTCTACCTCTGAAAGGAATGGGAACAGCTGCCACGTTAGATGCAGGCATAGCTGCAGCCTTACACATGAACTTGAATGTTCCACTTTGTGCCTGATCACCACTTCCCCAAGCCTCCGAGATGGAGGAAGGGAAGGATGGAATTGTTACTTCAAATAGATTAGGGCGGGCGCCACCGCCCGCTAATCTTGACTTAAATTCCGAAAGGGTTTTTGTTACTGCCATTGGTAAATCCTCCTAGTTATATTTAACAAAAATCAAACAGTTCCAACAACTTCTGAGAAGTCAACACCAGTTCTGGTGGCAACAAACGTCAGTGTGATGAAGTTGATAGATTTCGCTGGCTTAAGGAAGATGTCAGCTCTAAACTCATTGTTGTCAATGATGTCTGGAGTGTTATTCGTCTCGTCACAAACAACGAGGAAGTCGAAGATACCACGCTTGGCTTGTACATCGCGGAGGTAAGGCTCTACAATGTTAACGAAGTTGGCTCTTGTGTTCGCGTCGTTGAGTTCAAAGAGTTGTGAATTAGCAGCACCCTCAAGTGCTTGTTCCACGGTAAGGAACAATCTTCTAACGTTGATTCTGTCAAACGCAGAAGCATATGCCAGAGCGGTCTTGTCACCGAAGAGTACAATACCAGCACCCTTTTGAGTGATGATAGAGTTAATTCTTGAACCGTAAAGAACGTCTCTCTCAGCCTTGGTTGGGTTGTAGGCCATCTTGATTGCGTTATTCAAGATACCTCTTTGGACACCAGCAGGTGAGAACCAAGGGTAAGATTCGATAGAAGTTCTAACCATCAGTCCAGCAATGTCACCGTTAGTTGGGACATATCTGAATGCGTTGTTAAATCTATCGAAGGTGTACTTGTAACCCGTGTCGAGGACAGCGTAAGAAGAAGACGATACAGGAGCGTAGAATTGAAGTACGTTCTGTGTCTGTGTAGTCGAGTTAGTTACGTTGACAACGTTTGCTCTATGAGGTGAGATTGTAGCCATACAATCCTTTCTCTGTTGTGCAATCGAGATAAGGTAGTTAGCCTTAGCTTGAGACTGGTTCTCGATAGCGAGACCAGGACCCATCATCAGGTAATCAACTTCAATCTCATCTTTGTTTGCAAACAATCCGTAACCCTGAACAAGACTTGCAAGGTCAGCTTCCATACCACCGTTGGCTTGATAATCAGCACCACCGGAGAGGGTGTACGTCTTATTACCCAGTGAGGAGAAGTGACTATCTTTTGCCTCTTGACCCCAGAGACCTTCGGCAACCGTATAAGGAGTAGTTCCAGAAGAGAAACCGGATGCAATGGGAATGGTATTCTGATAGGTGTCTTCCTTCTGAGAAGGATTGTAACCTGCAAAGGCCATGTTGGAGTTCAGTGCAATGAAGTCCTTATAGAAGACCTTGGTAGGATTGTCACCATCTGCTTCAGCGTCAGCTGCCTTAGACAAGGAGAGGAACGTTTCAAGGATGTTACCCTGAATACCTGTTACTGCACCATTGTCATCAACAACGACGACGTGCATTGCGTCATTACTACCACCTCTTTGAACAACATACTGGTTATCAACGGGCTTAGGAGCAACGTTCTTCCAGTATACTGTGGCACCGGTGAGGTTAAGGGTTTGCTCATCGTACCAGTCACTTACATTACCAGCAGTATATGTGGTACTATATGGAACTCCAGATGCAGGAGTGATTGTCATGCTATCTGACTGTACAAACGCATTAGCAGGATTGTACTGTTGATAGTTGATAGAAGTCTCTGTTCCAGCAGTAGCAACCATGCTCTGATAGGTAACAGCAGAACCAACTGTGGTTACGGAAGATGCAACACCTGCACTCAGTGTAATTGAGGTGGATCCAAAACCAACAATTTCGATAGCTCCACTTCCAGGAACGATAGCATAATTGCCAGTCGTAATACCGGAGGTGTCATTGACAAAGAACGAGGTAGCACCAGCAGCAACTTCAGCCGAAGTAGTGGTTAAACCAATCGTTGTGTAGTCATTGGTTGCGGGAACCTGTCTGCTCAGAATTCTGATGTCAATCGAGCTGTTACCATTAACTGCGTCAGTGTTGACACCGGTAATGATTGCATTCAGTTGTCCAGTGAAGCTATTAACAGCACCAGCACCAGGGATTTGAGTTCCTTGTCTTGATACTGAAACACCATAACCAACTACAAAGTTGGTAGCACCTAAATTAGTCCCTGCTACTGCAACTCTCTGGTCTGCAGCGTTATCAATCGTACAAACTTTCAGACCATTGGCCCACTGACCGGGGTTTCTTCCAGCCCAGTAGTAGGATGTGTCTGTCTCATGATTGAGTTCGTAGTCATCTACGTTCTCGATCATTACAGTTGTAGATGCAGTTCCGACTGCAGCGTTAGAGTTGTTCAGGTTATTACCAGAAACTCTTACAACCTTAAGAATACCACCGTATGAGAGGAAAGAATTCGCAGTCATCCAGTATTCATACTGTCTGTCAGTTCCAATTGGCTGACCAAAAGTATCCAGGAATTGTTGTTGGTTCTCAATGGTGATTGGTTCGTTTACAGGTCCGAGTGGGAATGGACCAGCGATTGCACCAATGTTGTCAAGAACGTTCTCAGCTCTTCCAACAGTTAAGTCAACTTCCCTGACTAATACTCCTGGAGATAATTGAGGAGTAGCCATGTTTTCTCTCTCCTATGGGTCTCAGTTTAACTAATAATATTTAGAAATTTGACCTTTTTGACGACGAAAACGTGACGTAAACTACCAGTCTGGATACTCCCATCGAGACTTAGGACATTTATCTTTCTTTTTCTCTCTTACGTATTCTATAAAACAATCCTTACACACATAAGAATAGGATGAGGGAACGGGTCCTCTATCTTTTCTTGTTCTATAGAAACCATCGACGAGGTTCTTGACATCTCCACAACTCTTACACTTTCTGTCGGTAAGAAGTAAGTGGTTTAGTTCAATCTGCTCGTCGAAATCCATTAGTAATTACTCCAGAGTGTCCATCCTCCACCACTAGTTCCATACTCATCGTAGGGGTCAGCCTTACTCCAGACATCACCCTGATTATCTACAATGACATCATCATCTACACCGTTCATAACAAAACCAAATGGTGCCATGTCTTGTTCAATCTGATTCTTTTGTTCTTCATATAGTCTCTTACGAACATCCTGATCAGTCA